TGCCGCGACTGCCTCTTTAACTTCATCTCGAAGCCTGGAGGAACGGTCGTCGGCGCCACCATCAGCGCCAGAGCTGTCCGAAGGCACCTGAGCTGCGTCGTCTGCCATCACAATATCCTTAACTGAAATGCTTGGGCGACCGGATTTCGTCACGGTTGAACAGTCCGCGCCGCGCAAGCGCCTTTAGGTACTGCCCACGGTTGCGGGCAACCATATCTCCTGTCTTGGGACAGAAGTGTACATCCAAATCGGCATAGTGCTTGTTGGCCTCTTGTATCTGGTCGATCCCGACTCCCGCGTTGACCGACCGCACCTCGCCGCTGCTTGCCATTCTCGAGCATCCGTGCTCGGCATTCATGTCCCGCTCGCAATGGGCGCCGCAAGCCTGGCACATCGGCATCAGGTTACGATCCGCCCGCGGCCGACTGTCCTCCAGCGTCCATTCGCAGTCCGGGCACTTGTAGCAGAATATAGGCATCAGGCTACATCCTCCGCCTTCTCGGGCAAGCCGGCCGCTTCCATCTGCGACTTGACTCGCTGCGGCTTCGCGGGCATACGCCGCACAACTCGGTTGTCGGGCGACTTGTCGCCGCCGCCGCCCATCGAGCCGCCGCTCAGAAGCACCGGAGGACCCTGCCGGAAGAACGACGACACGCCGCGCAGCCCGCGCCGCTCCGATGTCAGCTTGGCGACCTTCGCCACGTCCAGCCTCAAGCCCTGCGGCCCGCCGATCTGCGCCAGAGGGATCAGAATGTTACTGACCCACTCTTCGGTCGACCTCATCTCTTCTTCGGGGGACATCGGCGCCCGCCCGTGAGTAGAGATGTTGACGAAGTACTTCTCGAACAACTCCCCTTCCCTGGCTTCCGGCGACCACCGAATCGGTATCGAAAGGCCGAAGTCGTTGTCGATGAGTGTCAGGTTGCGCACCGTCACGGGGTCGGTAATCTCGTAGTGAGCCATCTTGCGCAGCGCCGAGTTAAACGACTTGATGCACTGCTCGCGCCAGTCCGAGACGCGGACGCCGGCGTCCGAGCGGTTCATCGCGTCCTGGCCCAGCGTGTTGCTCATCGACTTGAGGCCGCCCATCAGGTCGAGGTTGCCGCCAATGCGGTTGAAGAAGTCCTGGAACCACGCGACCGCTTTATAGTTGTCGTCGGACGGGCCGCCTATGCTCTGCTCGGAAATACCGCTGGGGCTGGCGTCGGGGACGACCAGCACCTCCCCGTCCCGCACGTCCCGCACCGAATCGGCGATCTCTTCCTGGTGCTCAGACACGGCGATGAACGATTTCTGCCGATCGGCCTGGCGCCCGATCTTCGTTGCGATCTTGTTGCACAGGACATAGAGGTCGTAGATGGCGCCGATCAGGGGAATGGGGATCAGGCTGTCGGGCACCGGCGTAAAGCCGAACACGTCGAACATGCCATCTTCCGGGCCGTCCCATTCGACTTCGCCAATATACTTCAGCGTCAGATCGGGGTTGCCAGGAAGGAACACGCTGCGCTGCTCCGACGGTATCCACAGGTTCAGAAGCTCGACGCGATGAACGTACTCGTCGTCGCTGGTGATCGCCTGCCCCTGGCGAGACAGGTCGCTTGCGCGGCTGGAGTTGCGATAACGGTTCGACGCATCCCGCAACCGCTCTATCTCGGCGTTGTCGAAGATGCCCGACTCCAGCGCATACTCATAGTTGATCAGGAAGCGGTTGCCCTCGTAAGCCATTTCCTCGCGGCTGCGGGCGGTCATATCGGGCACGTAGTCATCGAGCGAAACGTACTCGAAGAACACCTTGCCCGGATCGGAGAGCCAGTTGCCGTCCTCATCCGTGCCGGCAGCGCCCGACGGGCCGAGCGCCGTCTTTGCAATCGCCATTCCGAACACGGCGTCGATCAGCAGCATCCTCAACGTCTTGGCGACGTTGATCTCGTCCAGCAAGGCATTCAGGTCGAGGGCGAACAGGTCGGCGAATAACTCCTTGTCCGGCGAATGCGTGGTTACCACCGCCTCCGGCGTAAACGCCAAGTTCGGCACAAGGGTCGATACCGTCGAATAAATCAGGTTCAACGGGTCGATGCTGTTGTAACCTCTCCCGTAATACGGACCCGCATATTCCTTCAAAAACTGCCGCCGCTGATTTCGGTACGGCGTGATCATCTCTTCCGACTTGCGGCAGGAGTTAGACAGCCGGACCGCCGACGATGTTTTGGTTGTCTGAATATTCATTACCACTCACGCCGCGTCTTGCGGATATGCCTGTCGCGCTGCTTGCGACGCCACGCATAACAGTTGCCCGGGCTCGGAAGCGTCTTCACGTTGCGGTATTTCGGCATGTCGGCCACCGCAATGTTTGCCAGCCCCGCCGCTATCACGAGGTCGCCGTGCCGGGCACGGGCATCAAGAGACAACGTCTTGCCGCTCTGCACCGTCGGCCGCCCGTTGTCGTCGAAGATGAACTGCGAATGCTCCTCGATCAGGTCCATCCCGTAAAGCACAACGCCGTCGCGCTCGAGAACGGCCGACCACTTGTCCAGAAGCAGGTTGTTGTGCGTAACCTCGCCCCACGGCCAGCCCAACAGGTTCGTCGGCGTCTGGGTATACCGCCTCGGGTCCCGGCTGCGCCATATCCGGCCGTAGCCCGCGTCGACCATCGCCCTGAGAGTCGTTATCCCGTGGGCCTTGCGCACCGGGCAGATCAGCGCCGTGTTGTACATCCGGCCCAACTCGACCAGCGCCAGCCCGAACTTGTCCGGGCGGATGTTGTTGGCCCGGAACTCGAATGCCTCTTCCCCCGTGTCGGCAAACAGCCCGACGGCCGCCGAGTCGTTGCCGCCGACGCCCTCGCCGATGTCGGCTCCGATCCCGACCTGTCTATCCACCGCCCGCAAGGGCATGCCGGGCGGACGGTCCCCCGGCTCTACGAATATCTTGATCGGCCCGGCTCCCGCACACCGAACGAGCTTGCTCGTGCTGTCAACCCGCATACAAAACTTCGGATTGCGTTGCCGGGCACGCTGGACGTCTATCCATCGGGGATCGAAGACCGGCTGACCGCTCTGGGCGTCGAAGTCCCGCAGATACTCCTTTCGAAACCGCCACGAATCGCGTCCGCCCATGCGCCGAGCTTCGCTCTCGATCACTTCTTCAGTGAACGCCTCGGGGTCCGCGCCCATCCCAAGGTCCACCGCTACAAAGCCCGTCGAACACGGCCGAACGGTGAAGTCGGGCATCAGCACCGTCGACGCTTCTATAACGCCGAGTTCGGGCAGCAACATGGTGTGGCCGTCGGCGGCCGCACCATCAGTTGTAGCTTGCAAGGTTGTCATGCCACAACGCCTTGTAGAAGCCGGGGTTCGCCGTGCTCAACGCCACAAACCAGCCGCCGCCGCGGATGCACGGGATCGCCGCCATGTACGCCTCGTGGAACTTGTCCTGAAAGCCGCACTCGTCCGACAAGAGGCCCGATATCGTGTGCGACCTGATAATGTCCGCACCCTGCGCAATCGCCAGGATCGTCGAGGACTGCGAGAAGAACTTTACGGACTTCTCCATCCCCCGATACGTGCGCTTGGGAAGCAGTATCTCCCGGCCCGGGATATGGTTGATCATAAACTTCACGCGACCCAAAAGCCCGTCGCCCGAAGTCTCGTCGCCTATCGCGTCTTCCTCTTTCTTGCTCTGCAAGCAGATCAGACGGCCCGGATTGAAAAGGGCATCCCACAGCGCGAGCCCGCAGAACTCCCATGTCTGGATCATCTGCCTGCTTTTCCGGATCACGAGAAGCGGGTTGGCCTGCCACACCCGAGCCATATACTGAATATGCGGCTTGTGCCACGGGAATGGCTTGATCGGATTGGTCTTGTCGTGTGTGTCGCAGGTGTAGCCGAACCACCGGAAAAACTCCAAAGGGTCTCTCGATGCCAACTCCCAGCGAACGTGGAGCAACTGCTGCCACTTAGTCGGGCCTTTGTGCCCCGTCAACAACTCCAAGGGCGTCGTCTCCTTCTGGAAATGCGTCTTGCGGTGTCGGGGTCGGCATAAGAGCGGCAATATGCGCATCAAGATCAGCATCAAACTCGCCGCTGTCTATCCGCTCGTAAGCCCGGAGGGACAGGCTGTAACCAAGGTCGCACATGACGTCCTCCGGCGTCACGCCCTCAAGCCCGATGTTGGCCTGATGCTCGCAGACGATGCTCACGCCAGACTGCTCCGGCTGCCCAAAGCCATTCGTGCGAAACGTCGGCACCACCGCAATGACCCGGTCAGGGTCAACATAGCAATAAGACGGGCCGCGCTTAACTCTCCGAACATTCTTCATTGGGACTCCTCGTTAATGTCTACCTCTTGAGCCAACGACCGCGCCAGACGGGACAACTCTTCCTTGTCCATAGCCTTGAGATCGGAGAACTCGTGCCGAACGTCCAGGTTGTCGCGGCCCATGCCCTCGATGCGCATGG